AAAAGCGGCATTCATGTTCAATGATACTACTTTGGCATTCATTCGCAAACTGAAAGACGGTCAAGGCAATTATTTATTGCAATTGGGTGATTTCACAAAAGGCGTGCCATCTACAATTCTTGGCAAACCATTCTACATCAACCAAGCAATGGACAACTGCACGACTGCGGCTAAAAAAGCCGTGTTGTTTGGTGACTTTGGCAAATATTATGTTCGTAAAAATGGCGGGTATCGCATGCGTCGCCTTGATGAATTATTTGCAGCTAATGACCAAACAGGCTTCATTGGCTTTGCTGAATTTGATGGTGAATGCATCAATACAGCGGCAATCAAACACTTGATTACTGCTGCATCTTAATAATGATTTGGGGTGGTGAAATATCCACCCCAATTTTCAAAGGTGAATTATGAAAATAAAATTATTGATTGATAGGCTTAATTCAAAAGTTGGTGATGTTATTGATTTGCCGAATGAAAAAGCATTAGCTTTTATCCAGTCTGGCAGAGGTATTGCTTATGTTGAAAACAAAGCAGAGCGCGCTGTTAAAAGCACACCGTCAAAAGAAATTAGATAAATGAACTTTGTCCCTGATATAACCAAGCTTGAGCGCGTTGTCGCGCCTGAATCATTATTGACACTGGACGAGGCTAAAAACCACCTCCATGTTGACCACAATGATGATGATGCTTTAATTCAGGCATTGATTAGCGCGGCTTCAAGCCAATTAGATGGCACAGAGGGCTTGTGTGGGCATCACTTAGTTACACAAACATGGAAATTGACTTTTATACCATGCAACTATGACAGGGTTGAAATTGAACTTCCAAATGTTCAAGCGATAACTGAAATCAAATATTACGACAGCACAAACACCCTAATAACTGCTGATTTAGCAGGTTGGAATTTGGCGGCAAATAAAAATGAGGCTTATATCTGGCCTGCTGGCAATTTTCCGCCTGTTTATTATCGTTGGGACGCGATGCAAATTAAGTTTACAGTTGGCTATGGTTCACCAGAAAATGTGCCATCTGAAATCAAACAGGCGGCATTACTATTGATTGGGCATTATTATGCAAATCGTGAAGCTGTAGGCAGTGTTGGTAGTGAAATACCTTTAGGGGTGCAGGCTTTATTATCAAATCGCAGGCGTGGCTGGGTGGTATGATTGCGGGGAAATTAGATCGCCGCGTCTTGGTTCAAGCTGTGCGCGATGGCGCAAGAGATGGGCACGGAAAGCCAACACAAGTGATTGTGGATTTGGGCACTGTATGGGCTAATGTAGTTCCATTTCGCGGTGATGAAGATAGCGCGGGTGCTGATACTAAATCACGCCTGACATACAAATTTAAAATAAGATATTCCTCAGACATGGCGGGGTTAAAAGCCAAGGATAGAGTTGAGTATAATAGCGTTGTTTATGAACTTGACGCACCACCATTTGAATTGGGTCGGCGCGAAGGTTTAGAATTTACGGCAACTGCAAGAGCGGATTAAGTGGTAAACACTTTCAAGATTGAAGGCTTGGCAGAACTGGAAAAAACTTTTCTAGAGTTAGGTAAAGCCAATACAAAAAACGCGCTTGTGAAAGCCCTTATGGAAGCTGTAGACCCTATAAAAGATGCGGCTGAGGCTTTAGCGCCTAAAGATAGTGGCAAATTGATTGCGTCAATAATCAAAACAAAAAAGAAGCCCAAAAATTACGAATCTGGCAAAATTGCTTATAATAAAACGATGAAAGACGGCGGGGATAGAAAAGCTGCTGTTTCCGCAATGCGAGAGGCAAGACGCAAAAACCCAGCAACATTTGCAGAGGTCTTTGTGGGTGTTGGTTCAAGAATAACTTACGCATTATCACAAGAATTTGGCACGGTTCACAGCCCTGCCCAGCCATTCATGAGACCTGCTTTTGACGACAATCAGCAAGAGGTCGTGGATATTCTAAGCGTTAGCATTGCTGAAAATATTGAAAAATCACGCAAGCGACAAGCGGCAAAAGCTACAAAATTATTGGCGAAAATGAAATAATGGAAACTGCACTTTTAGCATATTTAAATACCCAAACTGGTGTGACTGCTTTGGTATCAAGCCGCATGGAGTGGGAAGATATAACCCAAGGCACGGCTTTACCATATGTCCGCCTGACTGGCTTTGGTGATTATGTGGAAAGATTAACTTCTGGTGATGATGAATTAGAAGTTAAGAACGTGCAATTTGATTGTTTTTCAATAAGCACAACCGAAGCCCAATCAATACGCCGTGCCATAAAAGACGCGATTAGCGGTAAAAGATTTACGCACGGCGGTTACGAATTTGTCGCATTTTTAGAGCGCGGCAAAACATATTTCGAGAAGAAAGAAAACAACGGCGCAAAGATATATTGCGCGCTCTATGAATTTTCCGTGTGGTTTAAAGAAACTGCATAATTAGCCTTTGAATTGGAGATATTAAAATGGCTGCTGCTACAACAACAACCGCATTAGGCACGATTTTTGCAATAGAATCTGTGAGCCCTGGCACATACACACCCTTGGCAGATATTATGTCTATCCAAGAGCCAGAAGCAAGCATGGGGACATGGGATGATACCTTGTTGTCACACACAGATGGCATTAAACGCCGTGGTGCTGGCTTGATTGAATATGGTCCGGCTTCAATCACCATTTCATATGATGGTGAAAGCCAAACATATACCACAATCACCACTCAATTCTTAACACGCACGTCTAAGAATTATAAAATAACTTTGCCAGGTTCTTCTACTCGTATTTTTGGCGCATTCATCACAAACATTTCAAAAGAAACGCCGATTGATGATAAAATGTCTTGCACAATCGAGTTTACCCCTGCTGGTGCTGTCACTGAGGCTGTGGTGTAATCATGGGTAAGTTTACTGGTTCAAATGGTGTTGAATACACTGTAAGCGTGAAATTGGTTGACCAAATCAGAGCGGAAACTTTGACAGGTCTTCCATTTCACAAAATCCAGCAGCGTGCAAAAGATGGCTTTAGGGGTGCAATTACTCACTTGGTGATGGCGCTAACCAATGGCGGCATTGAACTTGATGAAGCTGGTTATATTATGTCAAAAGATAATGCCAAATGGCTTGAGGCTTTTGCAGATGCGGCTGTTGAATCGGGAAACGAGTTCGGGGCGAAGGAAGCGGCTATGACCTCTACAGAAGGTGGTGCGCCGCAGGTTACAGCCCCGAAAGCATCGAAAACCTTGAAAACTGGCAAATAGAAGCTGCTTTCGAGGGCGCTTCTGATCGCGAGAAATCGCAATTCAATCAATCAATATGGCTTGCATGGCATATAGCTTATTTAAGTCTGCATGAACCGAAAAAATTCCCTGATTATGGGAAGTTTAAAGCCATGTTTGAACCGCCAAAGCGCATGAGCGGTGAAGAAATCATCAAAACATTTGACCGATATATGAGGAATCATAAAACTTATGCCAGCGGGTAACGGTGTTGTAGGCGCATTATTAGTATCGGTTGGTGCTGATACTGCTGCTTTTCAAAAAGGCTTAAAAGAAGCCACAGACAAATCAAAGTCATTTGGTGCGACGGTTGGTCGTATTGGTGCGACAGTTGGCGTGGCTATGGCAGCAGGCGCGGCGGCGGGTGGTGCAGCTTTGATTTCGTTTGGAATGCAAGCTTTATCTGCGGCTGATGATATTGGCGATGCGGCGGCACGGATTGGCACAACAACAACTGAATTCCAAAAATTGCAATATGCGTTTGTGCAAGCTGGTGGTTCATCTGAATTGATGACTACTGCAATGGACAAACTTAACCAAAACTTAGGTGCGGCAAAATTGGGTTCAAAAGGCATGATAGATGCTTTTGCTCAATTGGGTTTAAATGCTAATAGTTTTGCGACAGCAGACCAAGCATTTTATGCGATTGCTGACGCAATTCAAAACATCAAAGACCCTGCTGAAAAAGCCAGAATGTCAATGGAATTCTTTGGCAAGACGGCTGGTGTTGACATGGTTGAAGTGCTTGGGAAAAGCGGCGTGGAGATGCGCAGGCTTGCACAGGAAGCCCAAAATTTAGGCATAGTAATGTCTGAAGAAACAACGGCAAAATTAGCAGACGCAAAACTGGCTTTAGATAAGGCAAAATTTGCGGCATCGGCAATGGCAACAGCTTTTGCAGGTGAAGCATTGGTTTCAATTATGGATTTTGCAAAAGAAATGCAGCCTATGTTTGATAAAGTTAAACAAGTTGCCACCCAAATATGGGATTTCTTAGAGCCTTCAATTAAAGAATTGGGCGCTGCAATTGGTGAATTAGCTGCAAGCCCATATATGAAGATGCTTTTAGAAGGCTTGGGAGTGATGGCAAGGATTGCGGGGACTGTTTTAGTTGGCGCTTTCCGCATCCTTATAGATAGTTTTTCGGCAGGTATAAGGTCAATCACAGCGGTCGCAAATGCTTGGGCTGAAATGGTGACAAAAATCCGTCAACATTTTGCCTTTTTAGAACCAGTTTTTAACAAGGTCAAAGAGGGTGTTGCGGCTGTTTCTCATGCGTTTTGGGAATTAGAAGAGAAAGTCACAGGGCATTCTTTTGTCCCAGACATGGTTGACGAAATCGCAAGACAATTTGCTCGCTTGCCAAATGTGATGACTGATAAGGCTAAAACTGAAACTGAAAAAACGGCAGAATTATATCAGAGGCTTAAAGCATCTTTAGAGGATAGCTTAACAGACCAAGAACGCGCGGCAATACATCACGCGCAAGTTATTGACGATTGGTCAAGTGTAACAGCTCAAAAACTATTTTCTCAAGAGCAAATCCTTTCAGCCACCAGAAAAGAATGGGATGCTTATTGGGAATCCATTGGCAATGGACGTGTTGCAGCGGGTGGTGAATTAAACATTCCTAACGTCCCTGATTTGCCTAATACTGATTGGATTAAAGGCGCTAGTGATGGGCTTGCAGACCAAATTGCAGCCAATGATAATATGCGTAATGCCTTTGCCAAATCTTTCTCAGAGGGCGCTATGCAAGGGCTTGATGGTAATTTTGGTGAGTGGTTTAAAAAGAAATTACAAAGCTGGGCATTTGATGGTTTTTCAAAAGCAATGGAAAACTTAGGCGGCGCTATATTCGATGCAATGAAGGGCGGTTCTGGCTCTGGCGGTGGTATTGGTGGAGTATTAGCTTCAATCGGATCTGCAATATTCGGCGGCAAACGTGCAGGCGGTGGTTCTGTATCTGCTGGTAAAATCTATCAGGTAAATGAGAACACGCCAAACACTGAATATTTTATGCCAAGGACAGATGGCGCGATATGGAATCCTGACCAATTAGGGGCTTTGGCTTCTAAGTCTGGTGGACAGGGCGGCGGCTTCAATGGAAATGTTGTTGTTTATATTGGCAATGAGCAGCTTGAAGGACGTATGTATAAAGTTGCAACGGACGTTGCAGGCGCAGGTATGAAGCAAATGCAAGTAAACCAAGCGCGTCGTCAAAGCTATGGGATTAGATAAATGACTATCTCATGGCCTTCAACAATCATACCAAATTCAATGAGCGACCCTGTTGTGATAAACCCGCAACAAGAAAGCCGTTCACCTTATGCTGAAACTTCGCAATTTCGTGCATCCGCAAGCCATCTTTATGAAGTGACTTTTGGATTTGCGCCAATGTCCAATGCTGATTGGGATTTACTTAAATCTATTGCGCATAAACTAGGGCGTAATGAAGTTTTAATCCCCTTGCCGCGCCCATTTGAGACTGCTGGCACTTCTGGCACTATTCTTGTGGGTTCTGGGGCTTCTAATGCGTCTTTGCCAGTTACAGCGGTTAATTCGGCTTATGCACCAAAAGCGGGGCGGTTCTTATCTGTTACCAGTTCTGGGCGTTCTTATTTATATTCGCTTGATGCTGATAGCGCGGCGGGTTCAACCTCAAGAACTTTTGCTTTGACCGGTGCAATTCGTTATCCTCATGCTTCTGGCGATGCTGTTTTAATGGAAACGGCAAAAATACAAGGCAAAGGCATACTTTCAGGCGGTCTTTGCAATGCACAATCAGGGCTTTGGGAAGGTATTCAATTAACTGTTAGAGAGATGAGATGACGCTATCATTTACTGATACGCATTATGAATCTTGCCTATTGGTTGAGATTGCATTCCCAGCCCAAACTTTCCGCTATTATATGTCCGTTGGCTTTGTTTCTTATGGTGGGCATAATTGGTTTGCTTGTGGTGATGTGCAAGGGCAGGTTCTTGCAGTTTCAGCCTTTGAAGATGGCATGGATGTTTTACCCAATAATGATATTACATTATCATGGGGTGATGGCACAATTCATGGTTATACTTTGTCAGGTGCGCATGAATTAGCGGTTGTAAAAATCTATGAAGCGCAACGCGATTTAAGCACTTATGCGCTGACTGTAGATAGTGCCTATCGTCAATATTACATTCAAGAAGTTGGCGAAGCTATCGCGGGTGAAAGTATCAATTTTGTGCTTGGTAAAGGCATACAAAAACACGATACCGGCGTTTATTCGTCCGCTTATCGGGATACCCTTCACACAGATAATGATGCCGCTTTTGATTATATTTCAGGCGTTCAAAGCGTTTAAAAATGACACCAGAAAAATATAGATTAACGCCAGAAGAGCGTGAACTTCGTAAACAAATATGCACACAACTTATTTCTGACTGGCTTGGTCGTCCACTTGTTTGGGGCTTGTTTGATTGCGCGCAAATGGCAAGAGATTTGGCAATTCGCTTGGGTAAACCAGACCCAATGGCTGACTGGGTTAAATATAAAACCAAAGGCGCGGCACGTAAAAGCCTTAAAGCAATGGGCTTTGATAGTTTTGGCGATGCCTTGTTATCTAAATTAGAGCCATTGCCTTCAATTGGTTACGTCATGGAAGGCGATTTAATAACAGTCAAATCCAATGACCTAAAGATGGATGCAATAGCAATCCGTTGTGACCAGCAAAATTACATAATGCTTGTTCAAGCAGAAGGTGAAGAAGTGGCAAACGTGAAGAAATTCCCAGTTTCCGATGCTTGGGACAATGACCAATATATCTTGAAGGGTTTTAGGTTCAAATAATGCCACAGGCTTTGCCTTTTATCTTCAAAGCGGTTCAAGCGGTTGCTGCCTTCACGGCTGGTTCTGGCATTGTTAATCAGCTTGCAAAAGTAGGGCTTCAATTAGCTGTTGCGGCTGGTATCAATGCGCTTACACCTCAGCCAAAAGTTGACATGGCTTCACAGCTTCAAGCCAAGGCGGGTGCTGTTTCACCTACAACAATGGTTATGGGACGCACTGCGGTTGCTGGCACTCGTTTAACTGATTTATTCAAGGGTGGTCGCAAGAATTTAGGCGGCTCTTACGTAACAGTTCTTGCAGGTGTTGGCACTTGTGGGATTATTGAAAGCGTTAAATGGGGTGATGATACAATCACCTTTGACAGCAATGGGCAGGCTTCGGGTGCTTATGCTGATAATATGTGGATGTGCTACAAAGATGGCTCATGGACGCAGACAGCGCTTAATATTGAAACCCAAACAACAGCGCCATCATATTTCACCAATCCAACTGAATGGACAAGCAATCATAGAGCCTTGGGCTGCATGGTTGCTATGCTTTATTTCAGGCTTGATGCGGAATGCTTTAAAGATAATAATTGGCATGATCCGATTTTCATCATTGATGCAAATGCGGTTGCTTTAACCGATTCAAGAACAGGCACAACTGCCACAGGTTCGGCTTTATACAATCCTTGGGTTTGGTATTATTCTTTAGCGCAAAAATTTAGTTCACCCTCTGGTGTTCACATGGCTGGGCTTGGGTGGGTTTCAAGTCAAATTGATACTACACAAATTTCATATTGTGCAAATCTAGCAGATACTAATTCATGGACTATCGCGGGTGAAATCCAGTGTGATAGCGATAATAACCTTGAAATTTTAAGAGCCATAGCGCGGGCTGGTGGTGGTGAGATTGCCACACGAAACGGCAAATTAAGCGCAACTATTGCAGCTTCAAAAACCAGTGTTGGCACGATTACAGAAGATGATTTAAGCGGCAAAATCACATGGAAATCTGCGGTTAATGCGGTTCAGCGTCCTAATCGTTTAATTCCAAGATTTTTAAGTGAAGATAATGGCTTTAAGATTGTTGATGGGTCGGCAATTACAGATGCAAGTTATCTCACCACAGATTCAAATCTGGTTCGTTCTGTAACTCAAGAATTCCCTTATGTGCCAAATGCCACACAAGTTGGACAATTGGGCGCTTATGCCCTTGCAAATGCAAGAGAGCCTTGGGTGTTCAATATCCCATGCAAGGCACAAGCGGCATATACTGCACAAGTTGGCGATGCTATCACAATTAATACTACTGACTGGTCAAGCTATAAAGTCGTCATAACCAAAAGAACGCTTAACCCAGAAGATTTTACTTGTGTTTATGAGGCGATTTCTGAAACCGACGCAAAACACGCTTGGGCATTAGGTGAAAGCACAACCGCACCAGATTTTACAGCGCAGACAAGGCTTGGTTCTTATTCAGAAGCCCCTACAACAAGTGAATGGACACCAACAGCCGATACAATAAGTGGTGGCAGTGCTGATTTGCCTATTATTAGGTTAAATGGTGCGGTTGATGGCACTGAGGGCATCCGCAATGTATTGATTTATATATCGGTTGATGGTGGCACAACATGGATACCAGATGGCTCTATTTCACCGCTTGAAACTGAATATGAAATTCGTGGTTTAACACCTGATACGACTTATAATGTCGGCATGGCATATGTCAATAAATTTGACACCCCATCAAGCATTACTGATTTGGGTGCTATCACTACAGATGCAGCAACAATAGTTGCTGGTCTTGGTGATTTAGCCTTTGAAAATCAGGTTACAGCGGTTGGGCAAATTGCCACTAATCTAATTTCTACATATTGGACTGACGACCAAGCATCACCTGTTACGCTTACAACACCTTGGCAAACAATTTTATCAAGAACGATAACAGTTCCTACAGGTTATCAGGTTCAAATTACTGGCTTTGCAGTAGTTTCAGGCGGCACATCGACGGATGTTGTTCTCACGAAAGATGATGGCACTGAAACTGATATGCAGACCTATCCGTTCATTGGCTCAAGCACTCCAACTTGTATTCCAATTTTTGCGGTTAAATCTCTTGCCGCTGGCACTTGGACATTCCGCTGGAAAGCAAAAAACCACAACGCGACGAATATAATTTCGGGAAGTTCGTGGGCAATTTCATTGATTAAAAAATAGGGGCAAAAGATGAATCCTGAACAGGTAGGTATATGGCTTGCAATAGCTGCAACAATTGGCGGGGCTGGCTTGTCGTTTGGGCTTCTGAAAGGTCGTGTAGATGAGCAAGAGCGCAGGATTGAAATCCTTGAACACCGTGCAGACCATACAGACGAAGCTTTGAAAGCGGTTATCAGGATGGAAGAGCAAATCAAGCAGATTATTGAGGCGGTTAATAGCTTAGTCAATAAAACTACAAGGCGGACTGGACAATGAACCTTGACCTAATCAAAGCATGGCTTCGTGGCTTGTTTCCTGTTGTTATTGGGCTTTTCACAATACTTTTGACTGGCATCCTTTGTTGGAATTACTGGCCTTTAGATACAGCCTTAACCCGCATTAACTTTCTTGGCACGGCCTTGATTATTTTCGTGGTTATCACTGGCCTTTGGTATTTTATGAACAAAATTGAATCAATCAGCGCAACAATTCTTGGGAATGAAGTCAAAATAGACAATGGGAAGGATGAAGATAATGGACAAAGCTAAATTCTTTGATTACGTCCGCAAATCTGACCTTTTCAAAGGCTCTTTAAATCAAGAACAAGTTGAAGGCATTGAAGGCATTTTAGAAGCCACAAAAGAGGCTGTATGGCCTTTATCATGGACAGCATACGCACTTGCCACAGCATACCATGAAACCGCCTTCACGATGCAACCAATTGCTGAAATGGGCGGGCATAATTACTTTGAAACCAACTATGGCGTTAATGGCAAAAACCCAAAGCGAGCCATAATGAATGGCAATACTGCTGTTGGCGATGGGGCAAAATATAAAGGCCGTGGCTTTGTCCAATTAACTTGGAAAAACAATTATAAAAAAGCCGCCATTGCAACAGGGTTACCAATTGATGTTAATCCTGATTTGATGCTGCAAATTAAACCAGCTTTGAAAGTTATGATTTGGGGAATGTCTGGTGGGCATTTCACCGGTAAGGCACTTAAAGATTATTTGGGTTCAAAGGGTGCTTTTCAAGATTTTGTCAATGCAAGGCGAATTATTAACGGATCTGACAAAGCTATGGAAATTGCAAACTATGCGTTCAAGTTTCAAACCGCTTTAATGTTGGCAGGTGCTTGATGCTTG